CGCTTTCTTGTGTGTAATGGCCCGTCATTGGGCGACGTGGTCGGCCTGTATTCGGGGATTATCCATTTAAGTGGCCGTAGTATGGTCCCCTGGCTCACTAGGTTATTCCAAGGTTTCCCAAGGGACGGCCTAGCTGCCCTTCCTTGCCCGGTGCGACCTAGGCAAGGGTTACTCACTGTGTGAGATCGCAAGGGCTGCCGATCCTCCCTTGCATGACACTCTGTACTGCCCCTAAGCCTTGCCCCGGACCTCTTTGCGGACCTTCTGGCATGAATTGGTGTTCGCGCTATGCTATACCGGGATTTTAACCCGGACAAAGCGCCGTACTATCAAGCGAGACTAGTATTTTGCTATACGCCCCAGTCTAGGGCCTCGCACCGTTGGTGATCAACGGAAACAGAATGATAGAGGATTGTGACAATCAAGTCAACCACTATCGTGAAACCTAGGGCCAGTAAGGGTTAACCCTAGGTTTCCCGCTAAGGGCTGGCTTAGTCTAGGACCACTTCTAAGCCGGTCCATTCCTCGAATTGTTCTCTTGCGTCTTCGTCTGTGATAAGCCTTAGAGAGAGCGCGGCCATTTCGTCCGGGTCTATTGCATGTTCTGCACAGGCTGATTGCATGCGGGAAATCATGTGCTGTGTGCTGATGACTTTGCCTTCTTGGTAGACTGTGATGGTTTCCATAAAGTTAATCCTTAGCTGATTGCCGCCCGGTATTGGCCGGTGCCTATCTTAGATCACGAGCGCCTGCCTAGTGTCAAGCTATCTTTGGACAATAATGCAAATTAAAACAGATAGGCCCCACTAGGTAAGCCCTAGCGCCTGCCCTAGTGCACCGCAACGGGTGACCTAGGACTAACTAATAGAGAGACCGCTGGTATAGCGTGTGCCGGAGTGTCGGTCAGTTAAGGGGCGGCCTAGGTGTATGGAACGTGTACGCCTAAACCTAAACCCAACGCTAAACCCAACGCCACCCATCACCCTGCGACACGTGAAACCCTTGGTAAGCCTTGGGTCAAGCCTTGGGTCAAGCCTTGGCACGACACATGAAACCCTTGGTAGGCCTTGGGTCAAGCCTTGGGTTTCCCCTACCTGTGCGCGATTGAAGGGCCTGGGTGCACCCCTGGGTAGGCCTAGGGCCACGGGGGGAATGGCTGCGCGCCCCACCCCACCCCACCCCTTCACAAGTTTTCGTCAAATCATCGCGACCTAACGCTAAACCTCACGTAAAAACATAACCTGCACCAGTCTAGCATCCTTACCTTCGCCGAAGTTCTCCACAATGTTACGACTATGCGGTTCCTTGGCGTCGAACACTACCAATCGGTTATAGGCAGCCTTAAGGTTAACCTTAGGTCTACCTTGGCTGTCATAGAGTGTGGTGCCGTCCTGCTCTGGCGATAGCGCACAGAGGTAAAGCAATGCAGTGACATCCCCCATCATCTCATCGGTATGCACCAGGTGAGGCTCAGGTTGACCCAAGGGACTCCTGCGCACAAAGTTGTGGGCGACATGGTAGCCAGGGAGGAGCTGTCGTAGCTTGTAGGCTGCGCTGTCGATTGCGCGCAGTTGGATGCCGCGGAACAAGTCGGGGCCAAGCTGAAGATCAGCGAACGTACCCTTCAGGATATCCTTGACATGTTGATCTGGGTCATCCAGGAAGTCGTCGTATATCGCTATATGCATAATGTACTCTTGATGGTACTACATGTGGTATAGGCTCTAGGAGGGCCTAGGAGAGCGCTGGAGAGCGTTGAGTAGCGTTAGACTACCCATACACCCCAGCCCTTACGATTGCGCGCAGGTGCTCATCCTAGGACCGCCTGGGTCAACTTTGGGAGTATCGGAGAGAGGAACCGGGAGAGTACCGTGACTATCCGTTCTTCATCGTCGCCGACCTCCAAGCAGGCCTCGTGCCAGGCTGCATGCATCAGTTCGTGCACGAGCGTGTCGTATAGCTCTAAGGGAGGCTGATTGGGGTCGTATAGGATGGTGCCAGCCGAGGCCAGACACATCCCATAGGTACCTGGTAACATCTTCACGGGGACTAGCTCGTAGGTCCGGTGGCCGACCTGGACCTTCTTGAGCATAGCCTTAGGCGACAGTCAGCCCGAGGGCATCGACATATCTACTAATACGGTGGTCTGTGAAGAACTTGCTTGGTCTAAACTTGTACCAAGGCTCAGGGTTCTTTAGGTGGACATGGCGACCAGCGTGAGCAAAACCACGCAGGCGAGTAGGGAGGCGGGGGATGATATCGTATCCATAGGTATATCTCATGTGTGGGGCCGACCGTTGCATGTCCTTATGGGAGACCCTAGGACTACCGAAGGTAATCGCTCGGGCGTGCAGATCGTCTGCCGCGACAGTGGCTAAGGCGCCGCCTAGGGAGTGACCTGTGAAGCAGATTGCGCTCGAGTCTACAGGCAGCGTTGGGTAGACCTGAGGCTTTATCTTCTGCCAGGCATTGAGGAAACCCCGGTGGGTTTTACGACCGGTTGACGTTCGGTAGAACCTTGCGTCTAGGTCTGTCTTGATATCGCCGAGGCCACGCTCTGTTCCGCGGAAGGCTACGACCCACGTGCCGTCAGAGAGCCGCGCAAGGAAACCTTGGGTATCTCCGTCGTCGAACGTGTCGTGTAGCTTCGCTCCGACCCTGGCTAGTACGTCCGGGGCGGGCGTGTCTCTATACGCCTGCTCGCTAAGGAGGACGCAGGTTTGGGATAGGTTCACTTTAAGGGAGCCTTAGGGTTGCCTGAGGCCATGTTGATGGCGACAGTGGTTAACTTTAGGTGAGCCAAGGTCATAAGCCTCTTGGCTATGATTAACGATCTACACACAAAGGTAGCCTCCTAACGTTCCATAAAGGGAGATATAGCTGTCTAGCCTGGCTGTGATGGCTAAGCTAGACAGCTATGGGTATCTTAAGGTAGGCCTTGAGCACCGTTAGGTATCCTATAGGTATGCATTGGGGCCCCTATTGCTATAGGGGTCCGTAATTGCAAACCCTAGGTTTTCTGCGGGTTAGCGCCGGGCGCCGACTCGAGGCCTCTGAGACCCGATTGGGCGAGCTTTTACCCCTCCGGTCTGGCGAGGTTTACGACCTTGAGCGAGGGCTATGAACTCCTCCAGAGCCTTGGTCTTGAGACCCTGACGGTATCCTTCGGCCTGCTTCTTGCCGTCCTGCGCCATACGATCAACCCAGTAAGCGATCCCAATAGAGAGGGCGTCTAATCGGTCATCCTGGAGCAAGGAGCCTCGATCATAGGTAATGTGAGTAAGCTGGTGGAACAGACTGTAGTTCATACAGCGGTCCCCTACATGCTCCTCTAGGTCCCGCGCAGAACGATGATCCTCGTCGATAACTCTGCGACTGACCACCAGTTTGTGTTGGTTCATCACAGGTTCGATGGTATCGATAATCCGCTTCTCTTTCTGAGCCTGGTGGTTGATCTCCTCAATGGAGCCTCCCCATCCTTCTTCGATCAAAATCGGGCGCAGTAGCTGGGCGAACATACCTCCACCGAAGTTATCTTCGATGACGATGGTATTAACCCCGTACTGTACAGCCTGCTTGGCGATATCACCTAGGGTATCCTCATCATACCCGCCCATGTACCCCTTACTCTGGAGCAAGAATAGGTGCCCATATAGCATGTTAACAACAGCTATACTGGTCTCATCCTTACCTTTACCAGAGGGATCGATAGACATCACCGACCCTGTATAAGGGGCAGTGTCGGGTTGATTAGGATCATCCGATCCATACCCCATAGGTTGGTAGAAGTAGTCTCCGTTGAACCCGAGGTTAGGCAACTCGTTGTACCTAAGTTTATCCGTACGAGCCCAGGAGAGGTTAAGAGGGCCTCGGTACTGGTCCAAGTCCATGACAATAAGATCACTCTGCTTGAGCGGATACTTATCAGCGTCCGATAGCTGAGTATTCAACATGAACTGAAGCTGGAACCCAGCGCGCCCGTAGGACACGAAACGTTCCATTAGGTCCTGAGAGTCGAAACGCTCGGGGTCGGTGGGCATACCTGGGACTACCCCGGCGCTCATCATACTGCGTATGAAAGGGCTTAGGGTCGGCCCGTAGGTCAGTCCTTCCGCTTCGGTAGGTACCTGTGCAGGCCACACCATCATGGTGTACCCGCGGCCTCCTAGGCGATTGTAGAGGCTCTCAAAGTTCTGTGGCGTACCAAGGAACCGGACACGGGTGTCCTTCCCTGGTTTCAGGATAGCGTCGAACTCTTTGACGCGTTCACTGAGTTGTTCGCGTTGTGTTTGGGTGGCTGAGTTATTAGGGACCTCGACGTCGTCTCCGATGATCTCATCAGCACGACTACCAGTCAACTGACCGGTGATGCCTAGAGATTTAACACTGGGTGCATGAGAGGCTAAGTGAGGTCCGACGTCCCAGGCGATGTTACTGTCGCGTTGATCAGGCCGGGCCTTGAGGCTAGCGAACAACGGCATTTCATCCCGGATACGTTTAGCAAAGATAGAGAACTGGTCGGCGCGTTCTTTAGACGCAGAGACAACCAAGAACTCAAGTTGGGGGTTAATCAGAAGGCGCCATAGGACATAGACAGCCGTTATCCACGACTTACCAATCCCACGAAAGGCCTCGATAACCATCCGACGTTGACCGTACTGTAGATAGTAGGCTATGTCGAGTTGTACATCGGTTGGACACGGGAGCCCCAAGTGCTCCCATACCAATTTCAATACGTTTCTAAAGTCAGCCAGTAAGCCTAAGCCTTCATGATCTTGGGTCAAGCTTGTGCTAGATGCTAGGGTTTCACCCATGGTATTCCTTAGGCTGTTGTCCGGGTTCGAAGGTTTCCCCTGCGCTGTCGATAAGCCCTTGTAGAGTAGCAGCGAGGGAGTTGCTATCGTCTAGGCCGAGAACAGCGGAGATATCGTTGTCACTTAAGAAGCGAGAGATAGCCGTTATCTCCGCGGAGCTTAAGGGATTATCTGTCCCCTCCTCAGCGGCTTCCTCGAGGCGATTGGATATACAGGCTGCTAGGAGCCCGTGGATACCTTCAAGAGTACCTTTGTCAGCTAAAGCCATTTGTTCCTCCTGTAACGAAGTCCCATATAGAAGCAAGGCTCGCAGCGCCCGCGGCACCGGCAGCGGCGATGACACCTGCAAGCCAATTACGGGCGGTCTCTAAGGATCGTATCCTTGTCTCTTGGTCGACCTTAGCACTCTCCTGGTTTTCCAACACCTGCTCGACACGAGCGAGGGTAGTCGCAACTGCAGTGAGAGTATCGTCCTGTTTCTCCAAACGATGCGCGATATGCTCAAGGCGCTTATCAACCGAGGCATGGCGCTCCCGCCACTGGAGTTCAGTGACGGAGAGACGATCATGTTGGTCGATGCCGGTCATGGCGCCCTGATCGCGGCTACGCGATCCTCTGTAAGGAGACCAGCAGCCTCAAGACCTTCGAGCGCGACCGTGGTCTTACTGCCGTCGCTCATATCCAGGGTAACCCCAGCGTTTATAGCTTTATCGAGGTGATCCACGAAATCGTCAATCATGTCATTCCCTGAGTTGCGGATCGCAATACGTTCAGCACTGGTGAAGGAGTCGTAGAGGTCATAGGCTGATTTGGTTGGGATTTCAGAAGGTCCACTCCATACACTACCATTGTAGATATATCCTGGCCCGACACTCATCCCTGTTACATCAACTTCACCTGACCTCAGCTCGTGATCATTTGATTCCTTATAGATAGCTACGCACGTAACATCTTTGATTTTTGCAATGCGTTTCATTTCTAACTCCAAACCTGAATAAGTCCATCGACACCAGCGGCACCATCACCACCATCACCACCCGTACGGGTTCCGCTTGTGCTATTTATGCCACCAGCACCACCACCGCCAGAACCACCAGAACCGGCGCCAACAGAGGCAGCAGCGTCAGACCCATCAAGGCCATCATTCGCCCCTGTGACCATATCCGCGCCCGCGCCGCCGTCACCAACATCACCACCGCCAGCACCACCAGCGGTCCCGCTCGTAGTGGTTGGTATTGTCACTTCTCCAGGGGTTCTGTCCGCGATACTAAACTTAAATACTTCTGCGGAAGCACCACCACCACCACCAGCACCACCTCTGTTCTGGAGAACATACTTACTCGGTGTTCCGTTTAATCCCTTAAATTCAAGCCCAACAACTTGGTCACCTGTTTCTGCCCCGCTGCCCGCCACACCAGGGTTCATTTGTGACGCGCCGGTAGCTCCTGGGCCACGAGCACCAGCACCACCTGGGGCTGCTGTTAATGACCCGAAAGAAGTCAACGAACCAGCCGTACCCGCCACGCCGTGTCCGCCGCTAAAGTTACCAGCGCCAGAGCCACCAGCACCGCCAGTACCACCTGGACCACCAGCGCCAGCAACGTAAGGGATTACATCTCCCGGCGTGACCTGGATAACCTGTTCAATGACTTCGCCACAAGCGCCTCCACCACCACCAGGGGCACCTTGCATGTTACTTGCAGTGTTCGCCCCACCGCCGCCACCGCCGCCACCGCCGCCCCCGCCGCCGATGAGTCTAACAAGGATGGAGTACACGCCAGCCGGTACAGTGTATGTGCCTGCACCGGATGTATATTCAACCAAGGTGTCTTTCGATCCTCCGCCACCGGCTCCGAGGATCGCGCTTAAATTCTTATCAGCCATTATAGGTATCTCCACTTGGCGGCTTCATAAACGAAGAAGTATGAAGTTCCGCGCAATGATAATGTTTCTTTGAAGTCGAGCTTGACATGGCTGAAGGTGTCACCATCAGGGTCATAGAACTCTGTGTTATCGAGAACGAGACGCACGGGGTACGTTCCGAATGTGTCTGCGATGTCTTTGATCTCAAACCAGTCACCTTCGGCTGGGGTATAGGAGCCGTCGAGAGAGATATCCAACGCTGCTGCGGCAGTTACCGCAAAGCTTCCTTGAAATCCGCCACCAGTTACCCCTAGAGAGAACGAGGTGCTCTTATCGACATATGTTCGCCCGCCGTTCACTGCGGCTACCGCTGTAGCTGCTGAAGCTGCCGCTGCAACAACATCAAGTCCTGTGAGGACAACGTCAGCATTCGTTAAGACCACATCAGCGTTCGTTGTGACAACATCAGCGTTGGTTGAAACGACATCAGCATTCGTAAGCAAGACATCAGCGTTGGTTGAAACAACATCAGCATTAGTTAATACAACGTCTGCTGCTGTTGAAGCTACCGCGGCGTTGATAACCGACAATTGAGCCGACTGGGACGCATCTAAGAAGGCCTTAGTAACGACATCTTGATCAGCCACAGGATCAGCGATATCAGTGATCCGCACCGAAGCTCCCTCGTAGTGACCTGAAAGGCCTACCTTAAGGGACACCGTAGCGGCGTCTAACTGTTCCTGCCCGATGTAAAGCAGTTGTTGAGTGTTCGTATCTAGTGCGTTCTCGGACAGGACTGACCCATCAGAGAAATCAACAGCCGCGTTAGTGCTCGGCGTAGACCGTCGGATATCGACAATCTGCCCAGCGGTTGGTGTAGAGGAGAGGACAACGATGGTATCGCTAGTCCATGTGAAAGTGGGATCGTCTACACCATCAACCGCCACTGAAACGTCATCCCTTGAGATAAAGGGGAACGTCACAGTGAAGGTATCTGTCGATCCACTCGCTGAGTATTGAACGAATGAGTCAGCCATTTAGTTTCCTAGGATGTCTGCGGTTTTACGGAGTGCATTCTCAACACCTGTGGCGTTTTGCCAGATAAGAAGGCGTCGAGCAGCGTTGAGTGTCCTAGCGTCAGGCGCTTCGCCATTCTCTATGGCTCGAGCTATACCAGGGACGAGTTGTTGTGTAAGTAGATCAGCACTATCCATCGAAGGGTTAGACGTAAAGATTTCCCCTAAGGAGAAACCCGTAGTCAACCCAGAGCCTCGTGAGAGCGAGAACAATGGGTCTTGCCCAGCGAAGCCTAAGGCACTGTCAACGCCAGTTGGGATGAGTGAAGAGAAACTTGAACGAGAGAATGACGCGGCTGTAATGGCCTCTGGCGTCAGGCGGCGTTCACGTTCGTCTGGATCATCAGCGAAGCGTACATGGGTTTGAGCCATGTAAGCTAAGCCCCCGAACAAGGTTGAGCCTAGGAAAGACGACGCTGTCTGTGCGTCAGCCATCCGCAAGCCATGGATTAACTGCTTAGAGAACGACACTATTGCGAAGGACTTGAACTGAAAGAGAGTCCTAGCCATCTCCGTAGTCATGAACTCAGGGAGGTCACCAATGTCGTTACGCTGTATTGCACGCCGAGACCATCTGAAGATGGCAGTACGGAATGCATCACGCGCCTCAAGGTCTTTCCACTTGTCGAACCCTAGGGTCTTGATCTGACCTGTAAGATCGCCAGCTTCAGTGACCACACTAGACTTCATCTCTTTCATGATGCGACTGGTCATCCGCTCGTCTAGTCCAATGGACAATAGACGTTTAGATGATAGCGATGATGTTTCAGAGATAGCATCCTTAGCGAACCTGTGGACCGCCGCGGACACAGCCATGCGCTCTAGGCCGATAGTGATAGGCATCAGGCCTGAGATATCCCCAGTCACCCTCTTGGCAACCTGGAGCCCAGCCTGTAGACCCCCCAGCTTCTCCAGCCCGTCAGGAACAATGTCCCCATCGGCCCGGCTTGAAGGTAGGTTAAGTAGACGGTCTACACCTGTACCAAAGATAGCATCGATCTCTTCGATGAAGTCATTGTTGACTTTACCAGTATCGATGTCCCGTCTGAACTGGCCTAGGATAGGCATTTGCTTAGCCATCATGCCCCAGCCCATCTGGCCTGAAGCAGTACCGTACTCAGCAACCTGAGCCCATCCCACTTGGTTCATCACGCGGGAGAACTGGTAGTCGCGCATCGTACGCAGAAGGTTGCGCCACTTGGGTGACATCTTCTCAGCATCGGTTGTAGGTTCACCGACGATAGCCCGCTTCTGTACCTCAAGTCTACCTAAGGCACCTTCAAGTTCATCAGGGGTCATGCCGGTCTCAGCTGCTGTAGCACGCACGCGTTGCAGCGCGGCGTCCCAATCGCCAGGGGACTTAATGCCCTGCTTGGCGAAGCCGATCTGGCCTCCCATCTGGTGAGCATACATCACGAACAATCGCTCGGCGTTACTCTCAAAGAGGTCGTCTAGGCGTACCGTATCGGTAGCTCCGGTCTGGGTATTGTAGATAGGCAGCGAGGTACTCTCGTCGAAGTTAATACGCTTCTCAGCACGCTTGGTGATATCCGAACGACCTGAGCCGCGGATTAGTTCAACCATACTATCGATGTCGTCTTCATCTAAGGTTCGCATAGCCTCAGCTATAGCGTCCCCGTTAGGAAGTTCATCAAGGCCCCTCACCAATGTAGGATCGGTTGATAGCGCCACCAGCTGTTTGCGGAGAGCGTTCTCCGATCCCTTGTTGAAGTTGAGAGCCATACTTTGGTTGACACCGAACTGTTTATCATTGATCCACTTACGGTACAGCATAGCGCGAGCTAAAGCAGCTTCATCGCTGATAGGTTCTGTACGCCCTCGCTTGATACCCTCAGCGATCAATCGCTCAACCTGACGTGGACCATAGGTCTCATCCAGTTTAGCCATGTTCTCGTACTTAGGGACACGCATGAGGTACGTGGGGTTTGTCTCAATGTCTTCGAAGCCTTTAACACCGTGGGTTCGAGCTAGCTGGCGCATACGCTCATTGCTGGCGCGGATAGCGTCGGCGGCCTGCATCACATCAGCGTCTGAAGTGAACTTAGGGTCACGCACTTGCTTACCTACAGAGGTCATGAACTGTTCACGCTTCTGCATGAAGTTAGTCACACCGACATCATTCCGAGTAGCCCACTTATCATAGGAGGCCTTCAAGGGAGCCATGGTTCTGGCAGCCTCTGTGCGGAATAGCATCTCTTTAGTCTCGAAGGCGGTCTCAGCTTGAGCCTTGCCTGAAAGACGTACACCTGTAGGGTTAGGTGATATGATATCCTGCAACACAGCGACCAAGGGGTTCTTGGATCGAATGTTCCGGGCATACATATTAAACTCGATAGCCCAGACGTCGTTCATGTCAGGGCGCGCGGCCTCAGCATTACGGAGAGCCTCAGCTTTGGATGGTGTAATGAATGTGTCCCGATACCCGGCGGTAGTAGCACCGGCTGGTTGGCCGAGTACCTGATCAGGCTCAGGAACGCTTATAGTGTGCTCATCAAAACCCTCATCGCCCTTGATGACAACCTTGACCTCTGCTTTGCCAAGTTCAGCTGCCTCTTTATTGATGACGTTCTCAATCGTATTCTCAACGGTGTTAACAGTGGCGTGGTCTTTGAACAAGTAGGAAGCATCGCGCTTACCTAAAGCTCCGTAGAGACCCCCGAGGCCCATAGCGGCTAACCCGATGAGGGGCAGGTCGTCAGGATTACGTTCAGGGTCAAGGTAGCTCAGGGCTCCCTCAACGGTTCCTTCGGTAGCGAAGCCGACAGCCCCGCCCCGGAAGATGTTAGCTACGCGGCCAACCTTGGCAGACAGAACCCAAGGGGCAACTGCACCTTCAGTGGCTACCAAAGCGCCTAAGACCGTCGGATCGAATACCTCAGCGGCAATCGACGCGACAGTCCCGAGGACCCCGGAGTTCTCCAGGACCTGGCGATACTCAGCTTCCTTGCGCATGTTCCCGCGAATAGCTTGGGCATGGCCGAAGGTGGCTGTGTCATAGATGCGGTTGACCTGACGTTGGTTCAGGCCTACGATATCTAGCTTCTCAATCTGTTCTGGTGAGGCAGTTTGGGCGGACCATTCGTCTTCAATGATCCAGTTCCCGAACGCCTTACCTAGTTGGTCTCTCAAGACCCATGAGGCGAGCCACCCTGTCTGAACAGCCGCGGTAGCAGTCTCGGAGAACCGAGGATCATAGAGATCAGGGTTCTCAGCAGCCAACTGGTTAAGTTGCACCTGTTGTTGTATCGGACTTAGACGTGTATCGGGAGTACGGTTTACTCCCTGCGTCTCGTCCAGAAGGGTAGATAGATCACTCATGTATTACCTATTCACGAAATCTGGATCAGGTCTATCGGTAGGACGCACCTGATTCTCATTCTCTGAGGGTTTGTTAGTAGGCATGATAGGCCCTGATCGCCAAGATCGGAGCATAGCGTTTGCCGGATGGTTTATTGTTGCCGGTTTCGGGATAGGAGGAGCGTCCTGGTCAGGTTTCTGACCGGGCTTAGCCCTCTCTCCGAGATCGCGGAGCTCATTGATGTCGAATACATCTAATCCCGCAGTCCCAAGCTCGAGGCTAGGGCGGTTATTGAGATAGACGCCGTCCATGAACGGTATCTTGACCTGTCCGCCCGCCATGTCGGACGCCATCTTATCGTTGATCGCGTTCATATGTACTTGAGCAGCGCGGGAGCCCATCAATAGCCGTTTATCCGCATTGGTAAACACGCCTAGAGGTGCAAGTTGAGGAGATAATTCCCCTCCGTCCAGAACCGTGAGATCACCGACAGCCGTGGATTGCTCCAGCACCATCATGGGGCGATCTCTGTGGGTTAGACGCCAACCAGCGCGCCCGTCATTGACCAACATGTAGTCTCCAGGGTTTCGCAAGTCCTCTGGGAGAGCGTCCCCGAGGAACCTGACGTATCGCTTGGCGATATCTTCACTGATCTCACTGTGCGTAGTGGGATCACCTAGAACCATAGGGCCTGGGATGTAGAAATCCCGAACATTCGTCGATTGAGCTTCCATCTGGTCAGCGGTTAAGCTTAACGCTAGGTCAGGATCGACACCTACCATGATGTGTGCTTCTAGGAGGTCCTTAAATTCCCCACGGAGGACCGTCGGGTTAAGGACATCACTGCCTTGCAGGACATCGTCCATATTCTTAACGAAATCTTCCGTCTCGATATAGTTCAGTCGGTTCTCCACGACATCAGAGTCGGCCCGCATAGCTTCTTTCGCACTAATCATCGCGGCGTTGTTGTCGCCGGGATAAGTATACTTAGAGAATAACTCCGCTGTGCGATAGAATGTCTGCGTGCGTTGAGAGAGGTTTGAAATCAAAGCATCCCCGCCGTTGTCCCTGAGGGCACGGTAGCGTGACATGTTCTGGAGCACGACTTCGTCTTGGAGGGTTGAGGCAGGGCTCGTACCCGCGGCTGCGCCGAAGGTGGACGTGCCTATCTCGAACTGGTCTTTCCACTGACGGGGAAGTTGTCCCATGCGATCAACAATAGCTGCCGCTTGGGACGTCATGATCTTCTGTTCAGTCAGGGCGGGGTCAGGAGTACCGTCAGGTCCCGCGACAGGGCCTTGGGTCTCGATCTGCGACCTGATGTCGTTCATGAAGGCTGTCTCAACCTTATTCCGAAACTCAGCCTCAGACAGCGTAACCGGGGCGTTAGCTTCCCCAGTGAAAGGGTTAACGCCTGCTTCCAAAGACTGCTTGCGGAGGGACTGCCAGACAATAGCGCCGCTGCCAATATCTTGGTTCATCAGCGTGACAGCATTAAGTACGGCGGTATCAGTAACAGCCTTCTCTCGAGTCGCTTTAGTTGCAGCGTAGCGAGATTTAGCCGCGGCCTGCTTAGCGCTATCATAAGTTCGAATGATAGAGTTAACATTCGCCATTGATCCGTACAGACCAATAGCTTCCTCGGCGTTCTCTTTGATCCACCCGATGTTATCCAAGGTACCTGAACGGGCGCCTTGCATGGCATTCGTAAAGGTCTGGAAGGTACGCTCAGGTAGTTGTCCGTCGATAACCTTCTGGTTTTGAATGACAAGGTTGGAGCGTTCCGTCGCTGTGAAGACAGCGTTGGCTAAGGGATCATCGAAGAAGTCAGGACTGAGTTTACCTGTCCCGGCTTGTACCCGAATGTTATGGGCGTAGTCATCTTCACTGTTCTTTAGACGCGCTGTTCGATTAGACGTGGCCTGACGGACAAAGTCCCCGACGTCTTGGTCTATATATCGTTTGCGCGAACTGAGGGAAGGAGTACCGTTAAGTTTCTCCGAGACCATAGCTTTCGCTAGATCAGGCATTCCCTTAACGACGGCTTCGCCAGCCAGCATGAACATGTGATCGCTGACTTCTTCATTCGATAAGCCTAGGTCACGGAGACCTTTCTCAAATCGACCAACAGCCGCTCCGAGTTCAGCTTGGTAAGCCTCGGGGTCTGTCTGTTGTACAAGTGCAGCGGTACCGCTGAGTCGCAAAGCGTCCATCTGCTCGACAGCCGTGGAGACGACCTCAGCAGTGGCTTGTTCTTTGAGTTGATCCGCCTGCTCGATAGCTGTTAAAGCTTCGAGTTTCGGAATGCGATCCCCGGCTGCTCTGTTGAGAGCTTCTTGGTATTCAGGGGTTGTGTTAAGTTCAGCTAATTCAGCAAAGCGCTCGACAGCGAACTCTAAGGTAGAGGCCGCTGAGGGATCGCCGAAGCCCTCAATCTCAGCCGCGAATAAGGAACCAGCGCGGCCTCCTTGTGCTGAGTTGATAGCTCTGATCTGCCTGTTAGATGTCGCCGCATCAACCGCAACATCACGCGCGGAGAGGAGAGCATCCATATCTCCGAACTCAAGGAACTCATTACGATACTGCCAGGCTAGCTGAGCGCTCTGCTTTGAGCTCTCACGCTCGATGGTATTACCTAGTCGAGACATGGAGTCTGAGAAACTGTTTACCGCGGCCAGGAGGCCTGTTGTAGGCGGTTCTGGGGCTGTTGGTATAGCAGACTGCCTGAGTGTTGGTGCAGGCGCCCTAGGCCCCCTTGAAGGGGCAGCAGTAGGGGTACGTTCGATTGCACCACTACGAGCCCCTGTAGGGTTAGCCGAAGGTCGAAACTGTTGGGGTTCGATGGCCATATATTAGCTCCCTGCTAGTCCTGTGCTTAAGTTATAGGCGGATAGACCTAGGTTAACGCCGGTCGATACGGCTCCTAAGCCTACGGCAAGTGAACTCGGGCGCGACACTGGCGCTGCTGGATTAGTCGGTGAGACTGGAGCAGGCGGACGTGGAGCACTAAGCGGTTGGAATGACGGTAAGGCGCGAGGGAGTTGTCCCAACTGAGCATTGCGTCGAGCACGGATAGCTGTCGCTTCCCGTACGGTCTGAGCGCGGGCAGACTTGAAGTTACGCTCGATAGATGTACGAGCAACTCCAGCTTGTCTCTGGATATCACCTTCAAGTAGACGTGCAGTATTACCTGAGGTCCCTGACGCCGCAGCGATAACACGCTGGCCTCCGGTCTCTCCGAGTGCCTGTTGGTCTACCTGTTGTGTATCAAATAGAGCAACCATTTCGGTCTCTATCTGTTTCACTAGGTTGTCCCCGAGCTCGCGCAGGGCGTCTGTCTCGATGGTGGTCTTGCTGTCAGCGATGTAGTCGAAGGCCTTAACCGCCTCCGTCTTCTGCCAGTCGATCAGGCTGTTATAATGAGCAACGTCCTTGACGTACTCGGAATTATTGTAGTCCATGATCTCAAGGCGATACGCGGCGTTCGTGGCCGCTATCTCAGCATTGTAGGCCGACTGCTCTCCCGCAAATTTTCGAGCATCAGAGCCGGACTTTAGGGCTAGGCCCACGCCCGCGATAGCGGCAACAGCAGTTGTAATTACGGCCATGTATTATAGTCCTTTAAGGTAAGTCTTCTCTGCAAGAGTGTAAGTGTCGTCTAGGGGAATATCAGGACCAAGCGAGGTCAGCCCCATAAAGTTAGCTCCACTCTCGACAGCGACATGTTCAGCGGCTTCTCGTAATAGAGTTCCAGTCCCCCCACCTCGGTGGTCGGGATGGATGTACCACAATAACTCACTGACTAGGGTCTTCGATGGGTCGACCCACATAGGGACAACCAGACAGACACACATTCCAACGATCTGCTTTCTATCCTCGGCGACCAGGGATATCCCGGCGCCAAGAATAGTAGCAGCTACGCTGTCTTCATTGTAGTCAACTAACTTAGAGTAAGGGCTTTCCTGATAGAAAGCGTAGGCTAACTTTAAGATAGCTGTTAGATCGGAGGGAGTGGCGGCCCTAATGATCATGTTACGGTTCTCTCCGTGGTTAACCCGTAGTCGCCTCGCCATTCTCCAGAGAGAACTCTGGAAGGGAAGGGCTTGTCGTTGACTAGCTTGAGGGTTGCTTTGAGGTTCTGGGTTTTCACAGGTATACTTAAGGCTCCGTCTGCTAACGGGATAGCCCCGATGACAGTCTCGGATGTACCTAAGAGCATACCATTGAATATGACAGATCGAGAAGTACGCGCCTGGGCTGTAACGTCGCCGCTGAGGTACCCTGTCTGGCCGTAGTTGACAATCAAACGCTTTAGTTGAAGTCGCTTAGCGGTCTTAGCTGTTCCGTCACGCCTGTCCCTGTACACGATAGGACTAAACTCCCATTCTTTGCGGTAGTTTTTCCCAACGTAGAAAGGTTCCGACTCCCAATCCCCGTCGACCGTAAAGGTGAGAGGAGAGGTTGAAGTCGTTGTGATCTGGGCTAATTCACCAGGCTTAACTAAGGTAGACCCTAGGCGTCCGTAGACGACATAGGCTTCATCCCCGGCTTCATTCAACGGGAGGATTATGGTAGTCTTACCGGTCCCCGCGTTGTAGGTTGCTGAGGTAACCTGCGTCTCATCCATGCGGTGATCGAGCAATATCTTAATGGCTAACCCTGAGTCAACCACAAGGGGCGATAGGTTTAGCTTCTCGAGATACGTCCCGTCACTTTTAGCCATGATGAGAAATAGCTGATTGCCATCAATCGCTGTAGTCTTGATATTGACATCAGTGTCCCAGGTCCAACGGTGAACTGCGTTCTGGAGCTTAAGTCCATCTTCACGCATCTTGTATTGGTAGATGTACAGGTTCTCATCATCTTGATCAGTGACCAAGGCGACTAGTCCAGTATCCTCAGAGATAGTTGGTTGTATCTTGCGTAGGCGCCCGTTGACATAGCGGGGCGCTTCTTTGAATACATTGACCCCTTGATACGTCGTGCGCCCGTCTCCATCGACACCATTCGAGCTATACTCTAACAGGCCAGCGAAGTCCCCATTACGGGTAGGGAAGTACAAACGGGAACCATCTGAGACCGGCGCCGCTAGGGTGTCGACCTTGTAGGCGGACGTCTGGCGAATGCGGAAAGTCTGAGGCGTAATGATCTGAGCCTGGGTATCGATAGAGAACTGAGCCCGGTCATTGGTAAAGAACACCGTGTCGTCGTGCTCAACAGCGTGAGCCAACGGAGCAGGGTTACGCATGGTTACCTCGACGTCAACCGGTGCACTCGCCAAGAACTGGGTCACGGTACTGCGGAAGAAGTTAAAGAGGTCCCCTGCTTGCGACATGATGACGGATTTGTTAGTCATGAAGCCTAAGCGATCTGCGTAGTAGAAGATGTCTTTGATCGGATTGCCGATGAAAGAGGGCTCGGGGTTCGTTGTGGTATCCCCGGCGAAGCAATCGTCCCAGTCTATCTCATCGTAAGCGTAAACCCCAGGTGATACATAAGATATAACATGGGGCATCGTAGCGCTATCGATGGTGTCTAGGCGGTTAGGCTCAGGTATCTCGAGCCAGGTATTCTTCTGTGGATCGTATTCAACCCAGTAGTTATCGTAATCAGTGGAGGTATCCCCAACGATCTCGATCTGGTATCGATCCAAAGCAGTCGGGGGCAGCTTTGTGGGGTCATCTAAGGCTCGGTCGATCATGACCATACCTTCGTTGCCTGCGCCGTCTTCCATTTCGATATAGAAGTCGGAGGCACCGCTGTTGTGGAAAAAGAATGTAGACCCGTACTGTGTACAGGTGTACCCACTGACGCCGTTAATCTGGCTGGTTAGCTGTTGTGCTATGTTGGTGGTGGCTGCGTTCGTCGCGGAACCCGGAGTATACGTAGCTGTGATCTGGAGCGTAGCCTTAGTGCTGTCGCTGTAGATGCGGACAGTGTAAGGCGCGTGGGTCAACCCAGCGCGTACCCAACCACCAGCCTTGAAGTATCCCCCGGCGCTAGTCGTAGCGTCGAAGTAACGGTTAGAGGTCATAGCAGGCGTGACGGTCTTGTTCACGATGAACGTGTAGTCAGCCAAGGTGATGATCTCTAGGTCAGCCTCAGGATCGGCGACGTTATCAATGTAGTCGAGATTAGGGGCGTTATTGTTGACAGTCTGAGCGGCACCGTCGTTATCGACGATACTAATCGTGCCGTCGCCTGGAATGATAATAGCGCCCTGTTCAACACTGTCCCGGTTAAAGGTGTGTATCTTGGCGTCTGCCACTGAGGCAGCGCCGAGGTCCGCTATGAACTCCGAGGGATTACGTTTCACCAACCCGGCGACAGTCGAACTCGAGGCGTTGATTTGATCCTCAGCTTGATTAGGAGCGCGCAGCACGTAAGGCTGTTGGCTCACTCCGCCTAAGAAATCAGGGAGGGGTTGGGAAACTCTGGTCATTAGTTGCGGCGTCCTTGCACGATGCGTCCCATGGAATAGGAAGCGCGTTTGCCAGTAAAGATATTCTTCCGGCCTGAGTTAAGTTCAATGCTATTGAAAGCACTCTCAATGCGCCGGGCTTCCCGCGCGTTAACCGCTTGCAGGAATGTCGACCCTACCTCCACCGCGGCAAATGCCTTAGCGGCTTCAATAGTGATATAATCACGGGCGACTGGGGAGAGGTCTTTGAACTCTTTGAGAGTCGTTAGTTTAATCTTAACGCCCTCAGTGAATTGATCTGTGTTATTGTCGTGATCGTAGAGGAAGAACGCATCGTCCTCCGCCCAGACAGAGACATCCTTGTAACGATCTGACCCATCAGCTTGAGCAATCAGGGTAGTCGCGGGGAGAGTGATACGGCCTGGCGTTGGGTGAGTCGGGGTTGTCTCGAAGCCCCAGATAGTATTACAGCGCAGCCCTTCTGCTTGGATCGAGCGGCTGACATCGTCTAGGGTAGACTCCGCGGAAACCGCGTCTGCCAATCCGGTATCGGTCAGGCTAGATACAGGCTCCTCGCCGATATTTCGCAGCATTAAGTTCACTGCATCGAGTTTGGTTAATACACGTATTGACATTAGGTATCCCTACAAAGAAAAAAAAGGGGGAACCACAAGCCGAAGCCTGGAGTTCCCCCTTGGGTCGATTATGCAGTCTTAATCTCAAAGGCTGCTTCTGGGCGCAGGATGCCGTGACCCTTCGCATACTTCGCGACCAAGAGCCAGCCTTGGTGGAAGATGGAGTAGTCAGCTTCCGCTGTAACGCCGAGCAACGAGAGAGTACCGGACGCACTTGGGTGTGAACCGAACGCTACAGTCGTCGAGAAGTTTCCTTGGTAGGCAGACGGGCCGGTCGTGACGTTCGTGCCAGGCACGTTGTTCGTCTTAACAGCCTGCATGCCTGCGACACCAAAGCCGATAGCGTTGGTTTGGATATCACCACCTTGTGAGGTGAAGTCCTTGTCGATCAAGCCGTCTTCTTGAACCAGCAAGTTCCACTGAGCAGGCTTAAGGAAGATGCTCCGCATTTCATCGGGGACATTCTTCTCACTAAGGTTCTGTTCAGCCGTGAACAATGATGTTACCAGCGACGTGCCGTTAGTGTCAGCATCTGCGTCTGTGATCACGGTTCCACCGACACCGTCAGAGACAGTGGCAGAAGCGCGAGCAGCGTTAACAGTTACCTGAGCACTGTTGGAGTCAGCCGTGTTCGCTAGGGCGTACGCGAGTTCCTGAGCGATAGGACCGCGAACGTCGTAGTGGTTCATCAACTGGTCGATCTGAGCGATAAAGCCGTCAGCGATGAGCAAGTCATCAACGGTGATCACGCGCTCAGCGTGGTTTAGGTTTTGCCCAACCAGCATTGTACCAGGTGTATGGTACGCAGCAGTCGCGCGCCCGATAGCCGGGAACTGTGCCGACTGTCCGTTAGAGATATTCCGCTGCATGTGAGCGGTTTCGATCACGAGTTTATTCTCGAAGATCGCCATGATTTCGCCGCCAAACTGTTTTAGAAACAGAGCGTCGACGTCACCAGATTGGTTGACTTGACCAACCCGGTCAACTGTCATATTAGGTGCAGCCATGTGACTGGTATCCTTGTTGTGATTGATAGGAAGTTTTGACACTCCGAACCATTATCACTTCAAGCCTTAGGTTATCATCCAGCAGGACGGCCTCGAACTATTCGTGGTGGTCGTGGTAGTCGGTGCCCATACTGGGCTTCGATAGCCTCTAAAGAGAGGTCTATATGCAGGTTCTATTTAATGCTGAAACCTGATAGCAGCAGCCACCGCCGGTAGTCGGCAGGGTGGCGGAGCTTTCTGCTCCTTGGTTATTTACGGCGAAGTTCTAACTTCCCGTCCGCGGTGGGCGCAAGGGTCCACTCCTGGACAAGGATGTTATTCACCGCGTCGAGATAATTACCAGCAACCGGAGGGGGTAAATCCTCAGGCGCTGTAAGTAACTCTTGCAAGGTAGCATTGACCTTTACGGTCTCATCAACCAACCAAGCGTTTACATTTCCGCCGTAGGTAGACTGAATGAAACCCTCAAGTCCGCCGTTACTATAACGAGGGGTTGAAGTATAACGCCCGAGCCAATCACCGCTGACGTTCTCCGCGAGGACCAAGAAGTCTCCGACTGGAGTGGTCGTAACGAATAGAGCGAACGTTTTATCCTGGCTGGTCTCTGTGATATGTCGAGCAGGTAGAGCATACCCGGCCTCGGCTACAGAGACAAACCCAGTGCATAGTGCAAGGGTGAGTGTTAGAGTAGCTAGGAATTTCCTGAACATTACTCGACCTCACCAGTTAAGGGGTTGAATGTACCGGGCTGAGGGGGAACGATATCGTCAGCCGTAGAGCAGAGGGTAGCCCAGGCTTCTCTCCGATCTGCGTCCTGCCAATAACGTCGAGCCACTGCTCCGACGGAAGCACCGCGGCATTGGGTAAACTCTGCTGTCTCGAGGGTTTCATCCCAAAACATAGAGCCCCGCTCAGCCACCCGTCCTTGAAGGGCGTCAAACGACCCACAAGCTGAGAGAGTTAGAGCGAGAACCGCTGCTGTTAAAAGCTTACTGCCCATTTTGCCAATTCTGTTCATTGAGTTGATCCGCAACACCGGGGTTGGCTTCAAACTTAGCCTGCACTTCGGCGCGGTAAGTCTGATTGGTTCTGTAGCGGTTGTCTTTCATCGCATCAATCCATTCCCGCTTCGTGGCGTAGCCTTCGGTGGACGGATTGGGAGCGAAATTCTGACCAGTCAACACTTGGCCCTCCTGCCCTGTAGCGGTGTTATAACGTTGCATGGCCCCACTAACCGCTAGGCTGATCTGCGAAGCATCACCGGACTTAACAGCGTTGTTAAGCGCGGCTTGTTCGCCTGGAGTTAAGTTGGACTTACCCCAAGTCAGCATAGCTTGGTACTGTTGCTCACCGCCCGCTGCATTGAAGATAGCGCTACGCGCCCCTTCTTGCATAGCCCGACGGCCTGCTAGATGACTCTCGAGGACAGACGCTTCGACACCTTTGGCGGTGAAAGTTCGCACCTGCTCCGGGGTGAGGACACCGCCAGACTTAGAGGCCTCGACCCAAGCTGCTTCCAAGGTCTGTGCGAGAGGCACGACAGGAGCAGGAGTGGAGTCAAAGGTTAAGCCAGCGTTAGGGTCGACCGGCGCAGCTACAGGGGGAGCCGGTGCTGCCGCTGGTGGCGTCACTTGCTGTTGCTGTTGCTGAGTACGTTGACGTTCCAGTTCGGTGTAGCTTTTGGCGAGGGCCTCAACGTTAGTTGTGCCGTCTTCGTTCTGGAACTTAGCTGGAATTGTGACGTCAGACATTAGTTATGCTGCACCGTCATTGGGAACTTCGTTAGTCGCCCGTTTCGAGAAATAGTAGCTTCGACTTGGTCCACCTTAGGAGGGCGGCGTACGCCTTTCCAGGTAGGGTCGGACAACTGGTTCTGTTCGTTGCCCATGCGAGAAGATACGATAACACTTCCAGCCGGGCGTACTCGGTCCACGCCGTCGGTAGCGGCTTGGTCGGTGTTCTTGGCTTCCGCGATCACTAGACGATCTGTCAGTGAGCGGACCTCTGCTAGCAGCGTCGTCATATCAGGTGTTGCTGCTACCGGGGGTTGTTCAGTCGTGACTTCTTTAGTGGGTTTCTCCACAGTCTTAGACTGAGCCTCAGGTTTAGTCGGGGTTTTAGCCATAGTCTCCTTGGTGGCTTAGGGTTTAAGCGCCTCGGTTCTGCATTAGTGCAGGGCCTAGTTGCTGCAACATTTGCTGCTGCTGCTGCGCCTGGTTCTCAGCTTGCTTTTCGCCATCGGTCTTGGTGATGTCGGAAGCTTCGACGAAACCGAGGTTGGTCCCGAGGAAAGCTAAGAAGCGCCCAGTGGAAATAGTGCTCGCAAAGGTCTCTGGTCCTAGGACCTCTGAGCCTAAGCGTGCCCACTGCACGGCTTTGTTTAATTCTTGATTGCGACCAATAGCCTCAAGGCCGGTCACAATGCTAGGTGTAATCTCGTCAGACGGAAGCTGAGGTAAATCTCCACGCTTCTGCATGATAGCAATACGTCTCTTAACGTACGGTAACTGAAACTCCTGCGCCAGGATAGAGAAGGCACCACCTAAGGTATCCTCTAGGTCTGACACAAGTTGTCTGATCTCCTCCGCGGTTACCCGTTCAGCATCCCTTTGGATACTTGAGGTTACCATGAAGGCACGCCCTATGCGCTTCTCGAGCTTGTCTGCCATAGACGAGGCTACAGAGAAATCCTGCATCTTATTCACTTGGAGGAACGACAGGTCGCCCTGAGCAGCGTCGATGATGTCACCGTTCTCGGCGCTCTCGACAGTCTCAGCTTGAACTTGAGCGTTAGGGTCGCGTTGAATTAACAATCGAGACGCGGCTGATGCACCCTCAACTAGAGCCTTACTCAACCCTTCGAGGGACTGAATATCGCCTTGGTATTCCTCGACTCGTCCTCGCCCGTAACTCTCGCCATCGATCCTAGACCAACGAAGGGCTAGGTAAGGGGAGCTCTCGACCGGAACATTACCGCGGGAACCAGGAACTTCGACATCTTCGATCTCTTGGTACACGTTAATGAAATCGCCCATGCGCTCTACGACAGTGTAGAGAGACAAGGGTTCATCTTGTGCGCCGAGCGTGCCGTTAGGTTTCGCTACGTCAGCGATAGGGGCAGGCAGGGCGCCTCGCGCGATTTCTTCCTTGATGATCAAGCGTAGGACATTACCTGCGCGATCTCTCAAGACAGTGTATTGATCTAGTTTATATAGCTGCATCTGCCCTTTAGGAGGCATATACATGGCTACATTACCAGCGATCAGTAGGTGTTTCAGTGCGATGACTAAGCTTGTGCGGTCGCCCGTCACATTGACGTCGTTCATCACGGTCTGTTCAAAGTTACTCAAGGAGCGCTCTAAGAGGACCTTAACGTCTGCTCCGCCTTCGACCTGGTCTAACTCGTTGGTGATCTTAGGGTCCATCCGAAGCCGAAAGAAAGGGTTGGCTGGAGGCATCAATCCTAAGAGTAGTTTACCAGACAGGGTGTTCACTCCATCAGCACCGACGGATTGCCAAGGAGTATAGAGCTCGGCATTCTTCGTCGTGTGGCGAGTGAGGAGGTGGGGGATTGTTAACTCGGCAGCGTCGTACGCTCGGTCGAGGTACGGCTGTCGATCTGTTTTCATTCGCTCATAGACTGAGCTTGCGGCTGCCCGCCCGTTCAGGAGGGAGAGGGTTGGCGATGTCGCGAGATAGTTTTATCTCATCAACCAAGGCTTGGGCTTGAGCTTCTTGGTTGGCTTGGAACTCAAGCAAAGAAGCATAGGCACTGTCCGCCAGGGTGGAGATATTGTTGCTGATTTCTAGGAGTAAATCTTCATTCAATCCTGCGTCAGGAGCGCCTGGCTGAGATACCCATTCCCCTGTATTAGGGTCATAGTAACCAGTGAAGGGCGTCCATTCACCGGTATCTGGGTTGTAATAGCCGCCCTCGCCGTTGACATTAGGTCCTTCGTTAGACGTATCGGGGGTACCCGTGAGGCCTCCAGGGCCGCCGCCGGTATAGTTCCCATCACCGTCAACGTAGTAGCCGTCCTCGCCCACGAATTGTCCAGTCTCAGGGTCAATCACGTAGCCTGTCTCATCATCCACGACCGCGTCGGGATCGACCTCAGGGGCCGGATCGACAACCGGAGGGGCAGGCGGGGGCGGAGACGTTTCCTCTACCGTAGGGTCTACCGCGGGAGGAGTCGGGGCTGACAGAGGGTTGCCGGTATACGGATCGATCAACCAGTTACCTGATGCGTCGATATACCCGTTGTCAATCATCTGTTGACGCGTTCCGGGAGGCAGCATGTCCAGGTTGATGTCCATAAAATATCCATAATAGCTGACTATGAAACGCCAAAAGATGGGGACCGAAGTCCCCAAAGTTTTGGTGTGTGTTTTGCTATAGGGGTCCGTAATTGTTAACCCATTGATTTTATTAGTTATCCATAGCGTTGTTTAGGGGCGGTATATCTACCAATCCAGGGGTTTGAACCCGGAGAGCGTCTCCAACCGCCTGGGCGAAGTCCTTACGCCGGGGCTCTTGTCCGTACACATTCTCAAGAATGAGCTCACAATAACGCATTGCCTTGCGCACATCCTCCTCCCCGTTCTTAAAAGGGTGCCGCATGATGTACTTTATCACGTTACCCTCTGCGTACGGCAGTTCGTTTTGCATAATAAAGGTGATAGGTTCGACCTTAAATCTAGCATAGTGGTCGGGGAGGACTACTGCGTCTCCTTGGGGATGCCCAGTGGGGGTTACTTTGGGGGTGTCCATAGTCTTACTTTACCTCCTTGGTAGTCGCTGTGACGGAGTATTCGAGCGCAACGAGCTTGCTCCAGTGCAGTAACCAGGCCCGAAGTCCCGTTAGGGTACCTTTCAGTATCTCCCAGCTTACCACGAGCGGCAGCAACATCAAATCGGTTGACGACGGCAGACCAGATATCACATGGTTCGCCAGGTCTGACCCGCATTTCTGTAAGGCTCTCTCGGGGTCCTTTCTTGAACGTGTGCTCATATACTTCCTGTAGGGTTGGGTGTTTAAGTAGGTGCGAAGCCTGCCCCGCGCCTAACCCAGGAACCCCGTGGTACCAGTCAACAGTATCTCCAGTTAGCGTCTGGAACATATGCCAGTAGTCGGCCTGTTCTTCGGTAATCTCACGGACCTCAGGGTCATTCGGACTATACAATAGTCCAGGTACAGTCTTCATATCTTTGTCGATGGATACGATGATCTTCTCGCCCGGCCAGTAGCTCGAGGTCGACATAATGCCTAAGACATCGTCTCCCTCTAAGGTAGGCACGACCTTTGCATCAGCTTCATCCATCAGGTAGCGGCGACAGGCGTTATAGTAGAGGGGTTTCTCGGCCCCTTTACGACTCATCTTATAGGACGGTAATACACTGTTACGAAAGTTAACGTCCGGGTCTGATAACGCGAACAGGGCCTTGTCGGCGAACAGTTCATCCATCAGTTTATCGATCTGTCTGTGCATAGCTGCTAC